ATTCTTGAACTTAGGTTCAAGTTTCCGAACCATACAAAATCCGCACTTCCTGACACACCCCCTGCTTGTGTGTGATATGCTGTATTCCGGGTCAACCCCTAACAAGCTATAATCAGGACTGAACTTTTCAGCGTCGGGCAATAATCCCCGGTGAACGTCCACCCCTAATTTCTCAAATCTCTCGGGTAAAAGAGTTGCAGATATTCCGCCAACCCAGACCCGCCCCGCCCTGTTCACAGCCTCTTTGACAATCCCAAGTGCGTGGGGAATGTTAAACGTGAAGGTGGTTGTGATCCATATTTCGTCAAACTCCCCACCTTTAGGAAGCCGATCATTATAAATCTGGCAGTCATCACCTTCCGCTTTTCGCCAGGCGCCTATTTTCAATAATGGCAATGGGTATATTTTACCCTTCGGCGTGCTATCAATTAAAGCAATTCGCACCTTTTCAAAACTCCCTTACCCATTCCCGGCCCCGTTTCAGATTCACCATTAGCCAGCCATGCGGCTACAGTCTCCGCGTGCATTTTCGGGACGATTATCGAAATTGAGGCATCTTCGGCCCCATCCAAACTTTCATTCAAATTATCAAGATCTGAGTAATCCTCTGACACATACCCCAAAAGCTCCGCGAGTTCATCAGTTGAATACCCTACCGCCTCCATATCCAAATCACCGGCATCCAATTCAATCAACAAATCAGTCAACTTCGGGAAGTCCCATCCACCCGTGATTTTATTGAGCGCGATATTGAGCGCCTTCTCTTTCGTTTTATCCAGGTCCACCATCGAGCAAGGGACTTTATCAAACCCAGCATCCTGCAAAACCTTGAACCGTTGGTGACCTGATATTATCGTATGATCCTTATTGACCACAAGCGGATCGACCAGACCAAATTCATTTATGGACTTCCAGATTTTAATGTATTCCAGATCCTCCGGCTGCAAATCCTTCCGTGGATTATACGGTGCCGGTTTCAGTTTATCGGACTCGATCCATTCGACTGTGAAGCTCAACACACTCCCCCTAGTTCATTGTGGCATGGCTATGAAAAAGCTGTCATCTCGTCGTGACGGCTCGCCTTCCTAGAGGCTAACATGGCCCTACCCGAACGACAAACATGGTTGAAATGGTTTTTCAAGTTTGGCCTGCTTTATGATGTTTTCTTTTGCTGGTAATAATTGCAAATTCTTCAAACTCCAACACCGCCTGAAATCCATATCGGTATGCGATCTAAAATTAAATGCACTTTGTGGAACAATATGATCTATATGTAAATCACCATTTAAAAAATCTTTCCACCCATACCCGTTAGGCATTGTTTTTTTCAATCTTCTCTCAAGTTGATTTGTGTTGTAACCAACGAGGTCTTCCCACTTTCTTCCGCCTTTCCTACTCTTAGTTGCCCTCAATGAATGCCATATCCCTACAGTTACCCTTCTGCTCAATGCAAATTTTAAATCTGTACGGCGCCTTTCTTTCTCTTTCTTGAGTCTTTCGGGTAAATTTTTCCTATTTTTCTCTTTGATTTTTTGTTTGCCAATATCTGTATTTCTATATACTTTAGCTTGTACGTTAATTCTTTCGACAACCAACTCGTCACTAACATACAATTTCCATTTCAGCTTTCTACAATCTCTGCAATACGAAGCAAACCCATCAGCACTATTTCTGTGCTTGTAATACTCAGATAACTTCTTTACTTTCCCACACTCCCTGCATTGCTTATACCCTTTGCAAGAATCGCTTATGGATCTCTGCGCTCGTTTCAACCCATTATATTTTCCACTGCATTTAACACTGCAACACTTTTGATCAGAGACATATGCATAAAAATATTTCCCACAAGACAAACAATTGCTTCCATATACTTTTCTATGCTCTATCTTATATGCATCCCTGCATTGTTTATCACAATATTTCCGTTTCCTTCCGGTAATCTGTTTTCCGCAGTATCCGCAATCCCCGATGAATGGGGGTTTCGATTTAATGGTATACGTTTTTCGATACTCAGCACCATACGCCTTGATTTTATCCTTGTTTCTTTCTCGGTATAGCTTCCGACAATCCTTACACTCATTAGTTCGTCCATCGCGATTATTCTTATTCTTGCTAAATAATGCCAGGTCTTTAGATTGTTTACATACAGAACACCGCTTAACTGTATCTTGACTTTCCCTTTGATTTAATGCTATTGATTTTTCAGCCATGACGTTCATATCCTCATATATGAATCTGTGGTGAGAAACGGTAAAGAGTGCAACCTCTTTGCCGTTTCGTTATTTATAGCAAAATCCGTATGTTATGTCAAGTATTATAATTCCCCCATGCGTCTTTTTTATGCAACTCATTATGGTGCTTTTCGCATACCGACATAAGCAGGCTATAATCCAATCTATCCTGTTTGAACTCCCTCTCAGGTTTCGTGTGGTGAACCAAGACAGCCGCTTCATTACATCCATCCGCTTGACATATCGGTGACTCGGCCAGCTTCATCCGCCGAAGCCGGCGCCAAGCGTCCGAAGCATAGAATCGCTTTTGCTCCTTTCTGCCTGATGTCGAATCATATCGCCTACGGTCGCTAGTGGTCTTTGCTTTCTGGTGTTTCTCGCAATAAGAGCCACCTGATACCAACGCTGGACATCCTGCTTGGTTGCACGGTCGTTTCGGTTTTGTCGGCATCTGTCAATCCGTCTGATGATCCTATTTTCGATCCGGTCCCGTTGCTGTAGACTGTTGTTCATATCGCTCCCGTTCGATATTCGGCCCAGCGAACACTGAAAGCCTCGCCAGCTTTTTGGAACACATCACAAACTCTCCGGCTGATCTTGCCTGTGCTGAAGTAATGAATCATGATCTCTGGTTCGTCCACGCAACATGCTAAGTCTGACCGTCTGATCATCATGATCTCTTTTGAATCGTGCTTGAAGGAAATTGTATCGGGTTCTGTGCTGGCGGATCTGAGTGTGTCGGTGGATAGGTACTCTTCAATGATATCCAAAAACTTCCGGTTATCCAGATGACAGGTGTCATGGTAACACGGTAAGGATCGGTTGATTTTGCAACGGTTTGCCACTTCTGATAGCATAGCAAACCATAACACATAGTTTTCACCGTGTTTAGTGTAGTGGCATTGTAGTCGTGGTTATGTGGTGGTTTTAATGTGGTTGTAGTGTATTGACGTCCACGATTTGCCTCCTTCTCCACGCCAATATCAAGTCCATATCGGACTCCCACCGGCCTTGAATCTTCCGCGCCGGGAAGCTATCATCTTTAATCCATCCCTTGATTACCCGGTCCCAGCTTCTGCCAACAAAGCTCTCTATCTCATCACGTCCTGTTAGTATCTTATTCATTACTCTCCTCGTTGTTGTTTGCCCCAGCATGATTGACAAATAACTGCGCCTTCATAATTGCTTGACGTGGATTCAGGGACAGTGGCCTTGCACCACGCACATTCTATGAGGTTATCCCGTGGCATTATTCCCTCCTCCGCTTCGCCTGCCTCCATGATCTTAATGATCTTCCTCAACAGGTGGTTGGTGGTTCCGATCCGGTGACTGATAAGCAGGATAACCAGAAACATGATTACCGCCGCTGCAAATGATACCAGGCTTAACATTCCCATTACTTCCGCCATTTTGTTTCCTCCTTTGTTTTGAATATCCGTCTAATGCAAAACTCCACCAACCCGCCTATCACGACAAACGGGAACGATATTGCCACCGCCAGCATAATCAACGGCACCGGGACGATGCTTCCCTCTTCCGCATGATGCTCCATCACATGACCCCCAAAGAACGTCTAACGCCCGTGTCTCCACCACCGCCGTAGTTACCATCTGTTCGTTCAATGGCCGCGTGACGTTTCACAGGCTCATAATGTTCAGGGCACCACATCCAATTATCGCCTGTGAGGTCCTCTCCGCACTCCCGGCACTTCCAACCGTTTGGTTTTTTCAACTCCTGCTGCTCCCGCAGGTAATCGGAATGGTCCCATTCTCCCACCCGCTTCGCCTTTACTTTTACTTTTATCCGCTTTGCCTTTACTTTTACCCTAACCCTCTTCTCCCTTGCTTTTTTGTTTGCTGCTTTTGCCCGCTTTGGTTTTTCGACATCTTTCCACCAGGTGGTGTAATCGTCACCGAGGCAAACGTCACGCCTGGAGTTTTGATACAGCGATATCTTTTCACCGCACCGGACGCAAATTCGGCCGGCGGGTTCCCGGGCTGCTTTCCGTTTATAGTATTCGACTCGTTTTCTGCATTGTGTTCCGGCGTACTTTTTCAACGAATTTACCGGGAAGGTTTTTCCACACCCACATTTGCATGTTTGTTGTTTCATTTGTCACCTCCTTTTTTTAATTTTACCATCTATTTAGTGAATAGTGAGTATTTTTTATTATCTTATATATAATATATATATATATATACTCATATCTATGAATCTATGAATCTTTATGGTTTCATACGCCTTTAGGGCCTACATTCCCGCGTGAAACTTTTCTTGAAACTTATATGAATCTCCATGAATCTCTTCTTTTCTAGGGTTTCATAGGGCCTTAGCGTAGTTCCAACGATTGAAACTTTTTTTCCTTAGTGTTTTCAGGCATTTGTATATTTCTGGTTTCAAAGTTTCACTTTTCTCTAGGACCCCCAGGTTCTATGTTGCCGTAATCAACACCAACCACTCCGTATTTACCTTTGCTGACCTTTACTAGGATATCTTTAGCCATCATGCGTGTGAGGCATGTTTTGACCGTAGCCACGTTAATTTGCGTCTCACTACTAATCTCTTTCGGGCCTTTTATTTCTTTCTTCAAGCAATCCGCAATCAGCAGATAATTCGGGTTAGCCGTTACGTCCTTAATTTCCGCTTCGCGGGTGATCGCCCACTTCAACCCCTCATCATCAAATTCCAGCGCGTACACATCAGTTCCCAACTCCCGCCCCTGAACATGGAGGAACCCATCCGGGATGTCCGGGTCCTTTGCCACAAGCCCTGCTTTGGCGTGATTTCTCCGCAGCATGATCATCGAATCGGAGCACCCCTGGATGGCAACGGACCCGATGATGCCGATAAAAGGATTCTCACCGTCTTGGATGCGGGCTTTGGTTGTATGTGTGATCAGTATAATAGATATGTGGTTGTTCAGGCACCAGCGATGGAGCGGATCCAGGTATTTATAAATGTGATCATAATCCGACACGCCCTGCGGCTTGGTCGGAATAACAAAAGCCATCGTATCAATGACCACACAGCGCAAATCGGGCCACAGGAGCAGCATCTCGTCCATTTGCCTGTAGAACCCTTCGCCAAGTTGCGAAATGCCGCCAGTGAGCAATTTGAAACGCTCAGGCCATAGATTACACTGCTGTTCTATCCTTGCTTTCACCCGCCGCTCTGGATCTTCCAGGGAAACGTATAAGCAGGCACCTTCGGTGCATTGCCGATTCCCGAACGCAATACCCCCTGATGCAATGGCCGAGCAGATATCCACCGCCACCAGGCTCTTCCCGACTTTTGGATCACCCGCCAGGACCGTTAAGCCTTCAGGTATTATGCCATCGACTGCCCACACAACCGGCGGGAAATTCTTATCTTTTAACTCTTTCGCTGTTATCAGGTGGTCTTTCCAGTTGGCGACATTCTCTATGATACCATGATGCTCACGACAATATTGAATCAGGTTGTCGATTTCCTTTGTTTCTGTCGCTCTCTTAACCTTTATTGGATCTGGGCAAAGAGTAGATATAAGTGTTATGAGGTAGGTTTTTATTTGGCTTGGCACCCAGTCAGTTGTAAGTATAGCCCAGCCACATATTGATTTCGCTGCTTGGTGAACAGTCCCGCTTTTCAGTTGGTTTATAGCCCATTCCCAACTGAAACCTGCACCTGTTCCGTTACCGTTCCCGTTATTGCTGTCTATGAACGTAACCTTCGCAGTTGGAATAACTGGAACGCTCCCTAACTTCCACGGTTCACCGTCATGGTATCCCGCGAAGAAATCATCTTCAAACCCTTCCGGACAGCGAGGCGTGAACCAGGGTTGTGATAAAGCCAAATGCTCACGGACATTCTTAACCATGAACTTATTTTCATGAAGCAGGCTAATAACCTCTGAAACACCTTGGGATAACGCGCTGGAGTCAACCAGGTCGTTACATGGAATAACCATCCTCCATTTGAAGATTGAATTGACAAGATTTTGAGAGTATGATGAATGAATACAGTGGGTGATATTTTTTTGCTTGAACAGTTCATGAACACCATCAGGTGGGCAGCATGTTCCGTGTTTATCTATTAGGGAATCGCCATCTATTACAATCAAATCGAGAGATGACATGTTCGTATCAGCACGTGGGCCATCACAATAACCGCGAGTCAGATACGGGCCATTTTTCATGCCTGGTTTAACATCAATCAGAACATCAACTAATTCATTCCAATCTTCGAGGGTATCGTTTGATATTAGATTGGTATACCCCTGATCGAAAACACTTATTTTCATATTACACCCCTACCCGAAAAGCCTCATTTGGTCTCCGAAGTCTTCTTTGTTATTTTTTTCAATATTACATTGATGACATAGGCATTGAGTATTTAATCGACTATGCTCACCGCCTTTAGATAAAGGAATAAGATGGTCAAGATTTGGATAAAGATGGTGGTATGTTTTTTTGAAATCGGGGCGTGTTTTTACACCACATAATTGGCAAATGTACCCGTCACGTTCGAATATTTCGGTAGGTGAAAAATCCTCAATGGTTGCCCCTTTTTTAATGGCTCTATATTTTTGTTCGGCTTTTTTATGAGAGGATCTTCCTTTTTCAGTAGCGCTATAATGTTTCTGATATTCTGATAGTTTACTCTGATTTAATATAGCGTATATTTTGGCTTTTTTAGCAATTTTTTCTTTATTGTTTAAATAATAAAGGTTGCTACTTTCTAATATATCCTCACGATTTGATATGTAATATTTATGTTGCCAATCTGCTATTTCTTCTCTTCTTATTTCACCATATTTTTTATTGTATTCGTATGAGCATTGGGTACAGTTTGAGCGTCTACCACTTTTTGTTCTTTTGTCTTTGTGAAATTCAGAAAAGTCTTTTTCAATCCCACATTTTGAACAAATTTTAGTAGTCATATCGACTCCTTAAAATCACAAAAAGCCACAGGGAGCGGGGGACTGGCCCACTATGCCTAAAAGCATAGTTTTCCCTGTGACTTTTTCTGATTTTAAAAAATGAATGATGTCGGATTCCAGTCCAATCCATAGCGTGTGCTTATCCTTTATATTTCATTGTCTTTTTTTCGGCTATGGATGTCAAGGTATTTTAACTCCCTCGCATTTTATGCGAGAGATTTCATCATCGTCTATCCGGCGGACACCTCCCATCCAGATAATTTTGATTAGATTCTGGCTGATCATCTTGTCCAGCCAGGATATGGACACATCTAATTCTTTTGCGGCTTCTTTAATTTTGAGCATTTTTTTCTCCTATCTAAAACGGCAATGGTTCTCCATCAAACACTTCAATTACATCATCCGCAAGCTCCCACGGAACTTCCTCAAACTCGTAATCCAAGATATCAGGGTATTCCGTATCCACCGTCACCAGGATACGCTTTGGCTTCACAAGCGTCTGGCACTCGATGAACTCCTGGACATTCTCCGGAAACGGAACGTATCCGACAAGCATTTCCCACTTCTCCCGTGATTTCGTTACGGCGTAACCGTCTCCGTACCAGTCCGGAAAACACAACCACAGATTAGCTTGGAACAGTCCACAGTCAAACTCAATCCGCCCCAGGAACTTCCCGTTTTTCCGGGATTCGTGGATTTCGACGCTCATGTTGTGAACATCGTACCACATCGGCGGCTCCGCCTCTTTCGGCTTGAACTTGACCTCTTTCAGCTCTGGGACGTGGTTGGCTTCGATGATCTCCGCCGCAGGCCATTCAAACCCGCAATGAGGGCAGACCCGCAAGCTAACGAAAACCTCACGCTCACACATTGGACATAGCTTGATCAATTTGTCTTGTTCAAGGATGTCCTTAGCAACCGCCTTCGGAATTCCAATCTTTACGTTATCCAGGTCAGTACCGAATCTTGCAGAATTCCCAGATAAATCTAAGAGAAACCCGTGATCTTTTGAAGAATGAATGCGTAATACACGGCCAACAGACTGAAGGAACAATGTGGAGGACAAAGTGGGCCTCACCATCACCAGGCATTGCAGAGATGGGATATCCACTCCCTCAGAGAGGATATTAATTGAGGTGCAAATTCTTTTTCTTCCAGAAGTCCAATCCGCCATGTTTATTTGACGCTGAAGTGGTGATAGCTGGGAATGGATAATGGTGCATTCTTCCCCAATAAGATCCTGTAACCTTTCGGCATGGTCAATGGTACAGCAAAAACAACATATCATTTTATAATCAGCACAGTGTTCATTTATGGCTTGGACAGCGGTTCTTAAATGAATTTCATGCGACATGATTTCGCCCAATTTATCAAGGACGTAATCCCCACCGGTAGTGTCCAAGTTTGAAAGATCAGATTCAAGGCTTTCAGCATTTGAAATCTTCCCTCGTAACTCACATAAATACCCCAGCTCCAACAACGTAGAATATTTAATCTGATAATTGAGCCTTGGGAATAAGTTGGTTGCACCCTTCCTGCATTTTTCACCATATATGTACCCATGCCCCAGACGCCCCACGGTTGCCGTGCATCCAATCAACCGCATATTCGGTGACTTGTTTTTGAGGATATTTATCGTTTGATCATACTGTGAATCAGTCCCGACCGATATCCGGTGGGCCTCATCTATGATAAGTAAATCACACCCAGGGTAATCTTTTGCTACATTCACGAATGTCTGGATTGTACCGATTGTAAGACGCTTACCAAGGACACGTTCACCTAATCCAGCGCAACAAACACCGATATCAAATACCGGGATGTCGGTCATATTCTTAAAGGTATCGAAAAATTGCTGAACCAATTCCTTTTTGTGCGCCAGGATAAGGAACCGTTTGTCTGACTCGAACCAATACCGATTGATAAGACGACACAACGTCACCGTCTTGCCTGCCCCCATGATAGCCTGAAATAACACAATAGGCTCGGTTTTCAGATCCTCATGGATGACATTGAGAGCATCTATTTGGTATTGTCGGAGGTTGAAGTCTTTCATTCAATCCATCCAGTATCTTGTCCGAATATCTTAATACTATCTTTATTGAAATCAGACCAGTTTACGATATAAAACCATGCTTGCCCGATTTGATCTTTGCCTGTTGGCAATTCTGTACAACACCCGATATGGATTAACCGAAACAACTCTTTCGTATGGCAAATAGCCATGCCTTCTAATTTACCATTTATAGTATATGCCTGCATTGTATAAAACGGGTGTAACCCGTCATTGTTTAATGCTGCACGTTTTTTTTCGTATTCTGTTCTGGCCCCGCTTGATCTTTCTTTTCTGACTGTGAAAGTCTTCCAATTTTTATAATCTGGCTGTATCCTGCTCGCCATGCCACGGACTACGCCTTCATCATGCAGATTGACTAAAACATCTAGTCCTGCTTCTATATCAAGCATTCTCAGCGCTTCTACTGATGTATCTTTTTCGATGCTTATGAAAGTATATGGCAATATCTTCTTTAATTCAGGAGCGCATATATCCTGAAATGCGTTGGCCGTTTTCTCCATTGCTACATTGAAATTATCAGGCATATTTGCATCCTCTCTGTATTGCTATTTTTAGGTTGTCGCTGGAATTATCTCCGCCTTTTGCTATTCTATTTAGCTTGGAAGCGGCCAACAAGAAAGTCCCTGTACAGCAAAAAGGGTCTACTACGATGTCTCCTTCTTTTGTTGTGTGTCGAATCAATCGCTCTGCGAGTTCCATCGGTTTTTGCCAGGTATGGTATCTATCTCCCTGCCTACCATCTGGGGCATTTATTGATTGAACTGCCCATTGTTCATTCGTTATTTCGATGTTTAATTTACCGGCATCAGGCATTTTATAGAACAAGATGGATTGATAGTTTAATTTATACCTATCTTTTGGATTATTGCCGAGCGTGTTTTTGTACTCCCAGACTAACGACTGTGTCGGCAAAGCAGTGTTCAAATATGCCTGTACCTCGGCAGGGTATGCTCCTATAAAAATGAAGGCGTACCCTGTTGTCTTGACTTTCTTTAGGGACATGGGCAACCATCCTTCGGCAAAGGCTTTGATGTCTTCTATGTCGGTGCTGTACGGTGGATCTGTTATGAGCAGGTTGATGCTTGCATCTTCGAATTGATCCATAAACTTTTGAACGTCCTGGCATTGCACTGTTGGGATATTGACTATTTCGGCTTTGAGTGTTTTCTCTATCTTCTCTTTTGTGCTTGCGATCTGGATTTGTTTTTTAGCTTTGGTGACGGTTATCTCCCCAGCTTTTACTTTTTCGAATATCTCAGGTGTTTCTTCTTTCATCTTTGCGGTGTCCCGAACATACCGTTCATTTGTATTGAACGATTTGGCTAACACCTCAGCCGTCTTTGGTTTTTTCTTTGATTGTGGCTTCGGCGGTTGCTGTGGCTTTTCGGGTATTACCTGTTGTGCAATTTGTTGCCCAACAGGAGCCGCTTCGGGAAGCGTTAAAGGTTGTGGAATTTGTTCCACAACCTTTGTTCCACCCCTTCCATAATCTTTACCGGATTCCACCTGCCTCTCTTTCGCCTCTGATTTCAATATTGCAACCAGCTCCTCAGCTTCATTGGCAATGCAAGCCCACTGCCCACTGTTTAGGTTCCGGCGTTTGTTCATCCTCATTACGAACTCAATGGCTTCGATTTGAGTCCCTTTAAATTGCTTGTATAATGGGGTAATGCCTATATCCAAACATGCTCGATACCTTGACCATCCGTCTATAATTGCATCCTCAAAAACAGTTATTGGCTGACTTCTATCGAATCCGTTTAGTTCGATATCGGCATATAAAAATTTAAAATCATCGCCTTTTGAATCCGGGAATATATTGTATTTATGCTTTTTCATTCTTTGGTTTCCTCCTTGGCCGATCCCAATAGGCACTTTTACATTTCGGGCAAATCCTGACTTCCTTCTTCCGTGGAACCCATGTATGCCCACATCTGACGCATGCTAATTTCTGTATTGTTATTTCCATGCCTATAAGTACCACCTATATATAATGTTGTCAAGCCTTATCCATCGGAAACAACCTCTTAATATCATCCAGTGACCGACAAAGCTCGTACCGCCCACCAGCCGCCAGGATTTCCTCCTCGGCTTTCTTCTGAGTCGCGCTCTGGCGCCCCTTCTCGTTTTTGATTTCGAGCCCGTAATACACTCCTTTATATATAGCCGAAATATCCGGCACCCCCGGCTTGCCGGTTTTGAACATCCGGCCCTGCTCCGTCTTGACCATGCCGGCAGCAGAACGGAAGAAGTATATTTTATGCTGTTTGCTGAACCATTCCAGATAATCCAGGATAGCTTTTTGAATAATTGATTCTTTCATGGTGTTTATAATACACGAAAGTAAACGATTGTCAATGAAAATAATGCTTGACAATCGAAATAACATGATTTAAGATTCAACCAAAGCTCATCGACAACGGCTGCAATCAAGCGGACTTGGTTCGATACGAGAGGAGGAAACACCATGTTACAAGATTTGTGCGGCGACCTGATTGCTGCAAAAGAAGCAATGGCATACGCCAAGGACGATGTTCTGAGGATAGAAAAAGAAATTCTCAAGCTCGCCCCCGAAAAGCTGGAGGGTTCCCAAACCCTTCCCGTCCCAGGATTTAAACTCACCACAACTCACAAGCTCACCCGCAAGTTGGATTACGATGCGTATCAGGCGCTGGATCTGCCAGACAACCTGAATTTCGTAAACCTTAAACCGGCCATAGACCTGTTCAAGCTACGGGCCATCGAAGCGATTGACCCCGCCCTGGTAGCATCCTGCATAACCACCAAGCCCGCCAAGACGGCGGTGAAAGTAGAGGTGTCCGATGAATCTTGATAAACTCATTAAGACAACGAGAAGCGGCAAGCCCCCCCGTATCGTCCTGCACGGGGTCCACGGGGTAGGGAAAAGCACCTGGGCATCCCAAGCACCGGACCCCATCTTCATCATCACTGAGGACGGCCTTACGAGCATTGACGTTCCGCACTTCCCGCTCTGCACGACCCTTGCCGAGGTGTTTGAATACATGACCGGCCTGATCGAGCAGAAGCATGCCTACAAGACCCTGGTAATTGATACAGCGGATTGGCTCGAAAAACTGATATGGACTAAAATCTGCGAAGACGCGAACCAGGATAATATCGAGGCGTTCGGCTATGGCAAAGGATACACCATCGCCATGAAGCAGTGGGACCGTTTCTTCAAAGGTCTGGAAGTCCTGCGAGATAAAGGCATGGCGATTGTGGTCCTGGCCCACAACGAGATCAAGGCTTACAACCCACCTGACACGGACCCATACGATAGATTCCAGATCAAGTTGCATAAACATGCTGCAACAAAACTGGAAGAATGGGCAGACGTTGTATTGTTTGCGAACTTCAAGGTGTATGTGGACACTGAGAAGGGGAAAGGGAAAGCCGCGCTATCAACACCAGAACGGGTTATCTACTCCACGAACTGTCCGGCATGGAAGGCGAAAACCCGATATAAACTGTCGGACACATTGGAAATGGATTTTGGAAAACTTTTAAAGGAGATTAAAAATGGCTGATTTAACAGGAGCAAAACTGGACCCGAACGTAGAAGAGAATTCCGGTGGTTTTACCGTAGTCCCGGAAGGTAAGTATCAAGTGGTAATCGTTGGTGATCGTCTGGCTGACACTAAGTCCGGCTCTGGAAAGCTGTTGGAGTTGAAGGTCCAAATCGTTGATGGCGAACACCGGGGCACAACGATCATCGACAGGCTGAACATTATCAACCAATCCAATGTCGCGCAGAAGATCGGGCAAGGCCAACTGAAGCGCCTTTGCAACCTCTGCGGCGTTGATTACCCGCCCACCAGCACGGACGGACTGATCGGGAAGCCGATGTTAGCCACGGTTAAGGTTGAAGAATTCACCAGCAATAACACCGGGAATCTGTTGGAAAGCAACAAGATCACCGGATACAACCCAGTTCCGGCTGCACCGGAAGGAACCAAATCCGCATGGTAGACTTGACTGAAATCCTTGGCCGGGGTTCCCCCGGTCAAGTGGTCGAAGCATGGTACGAGGCGAATCAGGAACCGCGCCTGTACCTGGGTCTTTCGGAGATCGGCCATGAATGCCCCCGGTATTTGTGGTATCGGCATAATGGTTATACTCAGAAACCGATTGACGGACGGACCCTGCGGCTTTTCCAGGTAGGGAATAATGTCGAAGACCAGGCTATCGAAGATTTAATGAAGGCGGGATTCACCGTTAGCGACAACCAGAAGGAAGTCACATTTGATCATAACGGCATCTTTTTGAGAGGCCACATTGATGGTATCATCACCGGCCTGCTCGAATCAAAGAAGCCGCATCTGTGGGAATGCAAATCCGCAAATGACAAGAGCTTTAAGAAGCTCCAGAAGGCCGGGTACGAGGGATGGAACCCGAAGTACAAGGCTCAGATCCATGTGTACGCGCTGGGCCTTGGGTTAGATAATATTTTAGTTTGGGTTGAACATAAAGACTCTTCAACCATTTACACTGAGAGGATAAAAACAAACAAGGAATACGCGGTGAACATCCTGCAATCTGCGTTTGATGCCATATCGCAAGAGTCACCACCGGAAAGAAAATGTCCGTCTCAGAGTTGGTACGAGGCGAAGTGGTGTAATTTCGCGGATGTTTGTTGGAAACAAGGAGGATAATATGGAAATCAGGATACAGCAGCACCAGGGAGACATGGACCAGATCGAGATGTACTCAGGCCCGTGGCTCATGGGGACTGCGCACGGTGAGCATTTCGATAAACCGATACTTGATCGCCTGGAAGATGGTGAAGTGATTACGATGGAGCTTGTGGAAAAGGGGGTTGAAGAATGTTGATGACACTAATGTTATGGCTAGGTCCGCCGGCGGTTATTTTCTGCATCGTGATGGCAATCAGGGAGACTAGTATAAACAGAAAGCCTTTACCGACATGGCTTGTGAGTAATATTGCAAAGATGAATGGGCCTGATAAAAAGTGGAACTTAAAATAGCCAACCCGCCGAAAGGCCGGTAGTGCCGATGGGGAGTGCGGGAGGGGTTCAAGGGTGGGGGCTGGACCTGGGTTGGATATCTACTAAGGGGGGAATCATGCAGGATTTACTGGTTTTATTGGGCCTCATAGCCCTGGGTATCGGCCTCTTTCTGTTCTGCGGCCAGCGGGACATGAGCATGGATTCCGTGAACGCAAGGATAGCACTGCTTGAAGAGCGGTTGGAGTCTCAGTCCATACCCCACATCACCATTGAGGGTAGAGCCAGCGTGTATGCCGGTTCGGGAGAAATAATCGTGGAGAGGATTGATAAGGAATGAGCAGCATAGCCGCCCCACCAAGCCACCGTCCAGAAGAAGAGGACCCGCCAAGAGATTGGGACGATTGGGGGCCGCAGGAACAAGCCGAGACGCTACGCCGGAAGATCGGGCATAACCTTTTCGATTGGTTGGAGGAAAACGATGAACAACACCGACTGCCCAGGGGAGAACGTGATACGGCACAACCTAGTTTGGCTGTGCTGTGATGCAAGGCGAGATACCTGTTCAAGCGTGAACATCAT